CAGCCACGTGCTCGCCGTGGTGCTGTTCCGGAAGACCGCAAAGGGTCGGGTGTATCTCGTCAACGATGTCGACCACGAGCAGATCCCGGTTGTCAACACCGAACCACCCGAACCCAAGGCGGTGGTTGTGGATGTACCGGCATACGACGACGCGGGGGTGCGACGCGGTGGGACGGCACAAGGCATGGCGGTCATGGAGGCATTGCTGTCCGAGGCGCCGATCGACGTCACGCACCCGGCACTCGGCGAGCCACCTCTACCGGAACGGTTCACCGAATACCGTGACCACCAGTGGCGGGCCATCGTCGAGATCGTGAACCACCTCAATAACGGCGCCAAGGTTGTCATGCTGTCCGCACCAACTGGCAGTGGGAAGACGCTCATCGGCGAGAGTGTGCGGCGGCTCATCCCAGGGTCATCGGTGTATTCGTGCACCACCAAGTCACTCCAGGACCAGATCGCTGGGGACTTCCCGTATGCCAACGTCATCAAGGGCAAGTCGAATTACCCGACGTACTACCGGAAGGATCTCACCGCGGACGACTGCACCGGCACATCGTCAAACGGGTACCAATGCGACTGGTGTCCAGGCCGCGAGGTCTGCCCCTATCAGATCGCCAAAGAGGTTGCTTCGTTCTCGCCGCTTCCGGTGCTCAACATCGCCTACTACATGGCCGAGACATCGTCACATCAAGGTTCGAAGTTCATCAACCGCAACCCGGTCATCATCGACGAGGCCGACACGCTCGAGGATCAGTTGATGTCAGCCGTCGAAGTTGTGATCTCGGCGAGGTTGAGGAAAACGATCGGCGTGTATGCACTCCCCAAGAAAACGGTTCCGTCCGATTGGGTGCAGTGGTTGCAGTTGGAGATCATGCCGGGGATCAACCGACGGATCCGGACCTTGGCAAGTGAGTCGAGGACGCTGCTCGGGGTCGACACACAGAAGATGCGTGAAATCAAACGGCTCGAACGGTTGAAGAGGGGGATCCGGGTTCTGCTCGCACCCAACCCCGAGACGGGGGCTGCCCAAATCGAAGATGGTTGGGTGATGACGGGGTATGAGGGTGACAAGGATGAGTACGCCACGATCCGGTTCAAGCCCATCCATGTTGCTGAGTTTGCACACGAATATCTGTGGTCAAGGGGGAACCAATTCCTGCTCATGTCAGCGACACTGATCTCGCCGGAACAGATGGCTGAGGATCTCGGACTGCGTGACGACGAGTGGGAGGTGGTGCACGTCAACTCGACGTTCCCGCCAGAGAACCGTCCCGTGATCGTCAAACCAGTGGCGTCGATGACCATGAAGTCGAAGGACACAGCGTGGCCGCAGATGGCCGATGCTGTGACGGACATCATCGACGAGAACCCTGGCGTTCGCATCCTCATCCACACCGTGTCGTATCACCTGACGTCGTTCCTGATCGAACACATCGACAGCACGACACGGAACAGGGACTCGATCATGTCATACACCGATGCGAAGATGCGTGAAGGGGTGTTGAAGCGGTTCCTCGGTAGGGATGATTCGGTGTTGTTGGCGCCGTCGTTTGAGCGTGGTATCGACCTCCCTGAAGAGGACTGCCAGGTGATCGTCATCGCGAAGGTGCCGTACCCGTACCTCGGTGACAAGCAGATCAACGCCAGGATGCGAGCCAAGGGCGGACAGTCATGGTATGCGGTGCAAACCATCCGATCCATTGTGCAGATGACAGGACGGGGGATGCGCTCGAGAACCGACTGGTGCGACACCTACATCCTCGACGCACAGTTCAAGCGGCTGTATCGGGAGAACAAGCGCCTGTTCCCGAAGTGGTGGAGGGAAGCGTTGGTGTTGAGTCAGACCGATCCGAAGTATCGAGAGTTGGTGAAGGCAGCGAGGAAGCGACGGGAGGCGCGGAATGGGTAGCAGGGATGGGACCGTGGGTAAGAGGGTCGAATCACGAGTGCACTCGTCTCGACTTAGCTACGGCATTGGGATGCTCCATCGGGGCTGGGCAATCGCTCTCGGTCCCATCCCTGTTACTCGTTACTCCTGACTGATTTGCATTACATCTCGTTTGATTTGCATACCCACCACGAACCTGCTACATTCAATCCACCTGCGAAGACCAGCGAACCGAAGGGAGACCGGTACCGAGATATGAGTATTCACTGACCCACCTTTCCGGTGGGTGAGGTTGTCGTCTCTCCATTGACCTAAAGGTGCCCTCCAAGTACCAACGGTCCGACGGCAATTTGTTTCCCACCCTCACCCACCGGAAGGTCTCACCTCGAGACCAAGCCAAGGCAACGGGAAACACCGATCCATAGGAGGATCATGGCAAAGACAAGGGACTCGTGGGCAACCGACACCGGTTTGCTCGACGACTACGACATCACCGTCGATGAGGCGTGGTTCGGCGAGGACGAAGAGGGCGACGATGGTCGTATCTTCCTCTTCCTCCGCGGCACCGCAGTGACCGACGACGGCGAAGAGCACGAAGACCACACCGAGCGCTACTCGACCGGCAAGAATTGGGAGGTCGTTGAAGACGGCGATGAGGTGGAGAACGCCACAGGTCGTCAGCGGTTCAACCAGAACGCCGGACTCGGTCGGCTCATCAATGCCCTCGTCGGCCTTGGTGAAGACGAAGCGGAGTTCCTCTCCAAGAGGGGCGACACCTTCCAGGCGAAGACCTACCGAGGTCTCACCATGCACATGAAGGGTCGTGTCGTCTCCAAGTGGAAGAACGACGACGGCGACGAAGTCGAATGGTCACTGAACCTGCCGACGTCGATCGAGATGAAGTCCGCGAAAGCGGCAAAGGGCGGCAAGGGAAAAGCAAGTAGGTCCGATGACACCAAGGCGCCAGCAAAGCCAAAGGCAACGGCCAAAGGCAAGGGCAAGGCGAAGGGTCTGAGGGCCGCGATTCTCGAGTTCGCGGAACAGTTCGAAGCCGACGAGCATGACGAATTCGTGGATCAGATCCTCGACGAAGACGTGTTCGAGAAGGCCCAAGACATCCTCGACGACGACGAACTCCACGCCGACGTCCTGGATCCAGATTCCGACCTGTGGACTGAAAGCCACTAGGTAGGAAAGGTGGTGGTGCCCTCCGGGTAGGTGAGCAACCGAACCAAACCAACGAGGCAAAAGCGCCCTCAATGGGAAGGGTTCGTGGGCTGATGACAAGCACCTACCCGGACCGCCACTCCATCCACGACAGGAGACCACGTGGGAAACACCAAAACACCAGCAACACCAACGAAAGAACCAACGAAGACACGATCACCCAAGCCAGCGACACTGCTCGGATACGTACTCGACTACATCGACGAGCACCCCGACATCAGTGAACCATCCGCAACGATCGCGAACCTTGTCGAATCACTCCGCAACGACATCGTTCAAGAGGCAATGGCGGGGGTCCGTGGATGACTGAGTTCATCGTCTACATCGGAACCTTTGGACCGGAGCACCTCAAACACGAGCCGAAAGCCATCCAGGGCGTCCATCTCCATCGTCACGTCGTTGAAGCACCCACACCATACGAAGCAGTCAGGGCGGTGCTTCAGTCGAACTGCCCTTTCGTGGAACTCGGTGTCCAGATTGAGGTGTTCGAATCCGACCAGTCCATGAAGTTCATATCTGCCATGACACCTGAGTGGGTGAATGGCAATGAGTGACAACCGATCCATCGCGTACGAAGAGAACGGCATTTCGATCTACCGCGCCTCCGGGATCGGATCCTGCCTCACCGCACTCGTCGCAGCGAAAACCGGATACGAACCGGCACGTGGTCAATACCAGGAAAAGATCCTGACGAACGCTGCCCGTGAAGGGAACATGCACGAACCAGCCATCATCGAACATCTCAAAGCCGAACGCGGGTGGCGCGTATGGGGTGGACAGGACGAGTCTGAGATCCGGGTCATCCCAAAGGTGTTCGTCCGCGGCCACATCGACGGAATCTGCCGCCCCCCAGGGTTGCGAAACAACCGGTTGCTCGAAGTGAAGACGATGAGCAGCGACCGGTTCAAGAAATGGATGAGCGCCGGAACGAACGTTCGATCAAGACTGATGTCGGATGAGTTCAAAACCTACGGATGGCAGATCTCGACGTACATGAAGATCCACGGACTCCCCGCCATGTATGTCGTCAAGAACCGCAACACCGGCGAACTCGACATCTCAGAACTGAAGCTCCCACCTGTCGATTGGAAGACGATCAAAGCAAAGGTCATCCAGGCTGAGATGTATGCCAAGCGGGACGAACTCCCGCCGTGTGCCGCATCGTCCGGTGACCAGTTTTTCTGCGAGTACCCGTACCTGCACGACGCTGACAGGGTGTTCGAAGACGAGCCAACAGAGGATGAGCCAGTGTTCGACACCGCAACTGGTGCACTCATTGCTGGTATGGCCGCGCACTACGTCGACCTCGCCAAACAGGTGTCACTACTCAAACCAACCGACGACGAACGCAAGCTCGTTGGTGGGAAACTCATCGACGCGATGGGTGGACCGACAGGACCAGAAGAGGTCACGGCTGGTGGTTGGTTGGTGAAGCGCCGGAAGGGCAACCGCAAAACCCTCGACGTTGTTGCCGCAGCCGAGGCATTGGGCGTCGAACCGGACGTGTTCGCTGCGGTGTTGAAAGACCACACCACAGTTGACAACCTGTACTACTACCCGCAAGTGAAACGAATAGGAGATAAGTAGCCGATGCTGACTCAGACCACCCGCCGTGAACGGATCCTCGTCTACGGCTCGTACAAGCTCGGCAAGTCATTTTGCTGGCTCGACATCGCCAACTCGCTGTACCAGTCAGGCAACACCGAACCCCACTTCTATGTCGTCGATACCGACTTCGGGGTTGAGAAGATGTTGGATGAAGGGTTCGGTCACCTCGAGGATGCCAAGATGATGACCCTGTATCAGCCGATGAATTTCGAAGACCTCATGGTTGCGTCGAGGGAGATCCGCAAGAACGCCAAGCGAGGCGATTGGGTCGTCATTGACATGCTGTCCTATCCGTGGACGGAAGCCCAGGCGTTCTACATGCGTGGTGTGTTTGGTGACGAACCGGACAACTACTTCATGCAGATGCGTCAAGAGGTCGTCGCCAAGGGCGGCAAAGACAAGCGGGCCTACGGTGGGTTCGAGGGCACGGACTGGAACTTCATCTCGAAGGTCTACAAGGAATTCGAATTGCCGCTCACGATGAAGGGCACGTGGAACGTGTTCGGTGTCACCGAGGAATCGAAGCTCGACGCTGACCGTGGAGCATCACCAGAACAGGTGAAGCTCTACAAGGCGGTTGGTGGGATGGCGCCAGTAGGTCAGAAAGGCATCGGTCACCGGTTCGACACGATCTTCCGGATGACGAAACGAGCCAACGGTCAACGCCAAATCACGATGGTGGGTGATCGCGGACGTGAGAACCGGGCGTGGGGTAACCAGGACAGCCACACCTTGAACATCGACGAGCCGCCCCAGGCGTTCACACAGCGGTACCTGGTGGATGTTGTGGGCTGGGAGACCTCGAAGCCCAAGAAACTCCGGGATGAAGCTCCTGTGCGCTCACAGGGCAAGGAAAAGGGAACACGCAAGCCGACACGGAGACGGTAATGGCACTCATGGGAACATCCGAGATCAGGCTGAAGTGTTTGGAGCTATCAGCCAAAATCAACCGCCGCATGTCGAAAGAGGATCCCGTCACCGACGTCGACAAGATCATCCAAGACGCGATGAAGATGGCACGGTACGCGAGGCGCGGCGAACACGGAGACGACTGATGGACACACCACCAACCATCGACGATGAACTCAACTACACGGGGGCACAGCCGTACGGCAGCCGCACCGTTACATGGACCTTCCACACACCAGCCGGGATCGACCAAGAAATCGCTTTCATGTCGGTGCTCTCACAAGCTATCAACATGGCTTGGAGCGACCTCGACACCCACGCCATCGACAGGGTCACCGACTGGTTCATCAGCTATGCAAGGTCGATAGGGGAGTAGGTCGTGCTGATCTCACCAACCGAACCGAAAAAGCTCAAAGCGCTCGGCACCGTCTCGTCGAAGCCTGAGAAATACGGCGCCGACATCCTCGTCCTGGGGAACAAGAAACGCATCGGGATACAGCGGAAGCAATTCCCCGGTGACCTGCTCGCGTCACTCAACGACGGCAGACTGTACGACCAGCTACCGAGACTGATGGACCTCGACATGGCGCTACTCATCATCGAAGGGCACGGCAGGTGGACTGAGGACGGGGAACTCATCGCCGACCAGTGGCACACGTTCACCATGCAACAACTCAACGGTCTGCTGTTCACCGTCATGTTCGAATTCGGGATACCAACCATGTGGGTGCGGGACATGGCAGGAACCGTCGACGCGCTCGTGCACCTCGACAAGTGGGCACAGAAAACGAAACACACATCGCTCGGACGGCGACCCACCCCATCCAAATCGTCGTGGGGATCCGCAACGAAACGGCACACCCTACAACACATCATGCAAGGGTTCCCCGGCATCGGAGCCGATGCTTCAGCGAACATCATCGAACACTTCGGGATGGCACCACTCACCTTCACCCACTCAATCGACGAACTCATGGAAGTCCCAGGCATCGGACAGAAACGAGCGCAAGGCATGTACGACGCACTCGAGGTAGTCGTCGATGGCACGTAAACCGAAATACGAATACCGGCTCGTAATCCGGTGGCCCAAGGGGAAACGGCG